TACAAAATCATCTGCATTCGTAGTTGGTGTTCCAAAAGCACGGGTAGCACCGTCACTACCAAGGGACATATCAGTCAAAGTAAAGTTATTAGTTAGTAAAACAACATTTTCAAGAGTGGCAGGGTAAGATACAGTTGAATCATTTGCAAATACAAATTGAGCTGATACTTTATCTTCAATAGCAGAAGCAACCCATGAAGCCCTACCTGGTGATGATACTTCACCTGAAATGCTACCTGAAACTGTATAGACCTCACCAGCTTTAGTTAAACCAGCGCGGGTAGCAATCCACATAACTTTAGCATATCTTTCACGGGCTGCTTCCCAATCATTATCAGTAGCATAAGCTGGATAATTATTGGCATTAGCATACTTGCTAAGATGAGGAGCCCAGATAAGGAATTTACTGGGATGGTTAAAGTTAAGACGATATTTGTTATTGGTGGAAGCTAATGATTCAGAACCTGTAAATTGTAGCTGTTCAAAAAGATATTCGTGTGATGCTTGTGCGAATCTTTTTCTTTCTTCAGAATCAAGATAAACATAATCAATAATCAACTGTGCATCTTTCATACTAATAGTAGGACCAACAGTAGCATTAGTCATTACATTAACACATTGGGATGCTTGTCTAAAGTCAATGGTAACTCTAACATCGTGATACTGTAAAGCAATCAAAGGTAATGCAAGACCGTTGTTTCTGTTAAACCAAAATTGAAGAGGAACATACATAACATATGCAGGTTTTCCATTACCATTAATAGCAGTAAGTTCTGGAACATCACCAACCATACGAGCATATCCGCGTTCCTGTCCGGTCTTGTGGGAAAGTTCATACCAAATATTTAACCAATCACCATATTGTTCATCAAGTTTAGAACCACCAATTTCAATTTTATAGTGTTGAACGGTAGCAAGACCCAATCTACGAACATATCCAAAATCAGTGCCTGAAGCGACAGAGTTAAGACTAACTTGAACGTACATATTAGTAATCAAATCACCATTTCTATTAATGGTGCAGGTAACAGTTCTTCCGAAATCAGAAGCACCGTTAAAGGTCTGTGGAATAGGTTCTACAGCAAAATTGGTATGTCTTCTGTAGACAACTTTAAAAAAAGTAATTTGGGGACTACCAGTAAGGTAGACATCTTGAGCTCCGTAAGCTACTAGTTGCATCAATCCTCCGCCCATATATATATAATTAATTAGATATTTTTTTATTTTTATAAATATTAATTAATCGTTTAAAAAACGCTTAATTAATTAAATATTTATAAAAATAAATTAATTTTTTGATTTTAAAATCAATTTTTTAAACATTTTTAAATATTTTTAAATATTTTTTATAAATATTTTTTTTATAAAAATTAAACTTAATTATAATTAAATATTTATAAAAAAGTTTAAAGTCTATTTAATTTATAAATTATATAATGTCTTTTAAAATAAAAAATGATTCTAAAAAAATAGAAAATAATATACAAAATATTAAAGAATCGCAAACATTAGACAAAAAACATAAAGAAATAATTAAAAATTTTAAAATTGATAAAAGTAAAATAGAAACTTATAATGAAGATATTGAAATAATAAACGATAAACTTTTACAAATGGATAAATATAGATATAAATTTACAATAGATGATTTAAATGAACGAGCCCAATTATTAAATAAAAAAGATGAATTAGATAATATAAAAAAAAATTTAACTGAAAATTTTAATGAAATGGATTATTATGATAAAACTGGTGATTTAATAATTCAATACTATGAATTAAGAGATGAAAATAAAAATATTATTAAAGAATCAAAAAATATAATGGAATATTTAGGAAAAAAAAAAGTAGATAAACCAATTGATACTGATGTAAATAAAGCCGATTTATTTGAACAATATTGGAAAAGAATTGAAGGGGTACGTATTAATATGGATGATGGTACCAAAAGAATAAAATATTGCGATGATTGTAAATTAGAAAAAATATTAGATTATGGTATTTCTGCTTATGTGTGTCAATGTTGTGGAGAAATAGAAGATATTATATTAGATGAAGATAGACAAATAAAAGATTATTCACCATATAGAAGAATAAATCATTTTAGGGAATGGTTAAATCAATTTCAAGCCAAACAAACACCAGAAATATCAGAGGATGTATATAAAGATATTATAATTGAATTAAATAAAAATAGAATAAATAATTTTAATGAATTAAATAAAAAAAAAATGAAATTAATATTAAAAAAATTAGGTTATAATTCATATTACGAACATATTCATTATATTATTAATAAATTAAGTAATTTACCACCACCTAAAATAACTAGAGATATGGAAAAAATATTTATTAAAATGTTTACAAAAATTCAATTACCCTGGGAATTATATAAACAAAAAAATAGAAAAAATTTTTTATCATATTCATATGTTTTATATAAATTTTGCGAATTACTTGAATTAGATCATTTATTAGACTGTTTTACATTACATAAGGATCCTAATAAATTAATGGAAAATGATGATATATGGAAGAAAATATGTAATAATTTAAATTGGGAATTTATTAATTCATTTAAATAAAAATTGAATTATATTAAAAATAAAGAGTATATTTAATATATAATGAATAATATAACAGATAAACTAAATAATTTAATAATTGATGATGATAAAAATAATATATCCTCAAATATTTTAGTAGATATAATTAATATTCAAAAAATAAAAGAACAAAAAGTAAATATTTGGAATAATAGTATTTATAAAGATTTACCAGTATTACAAGCAAATAATATAGGTATTGTTGGTGAAATGTTAATACAAAAAATATGTGAAAAACAAAAAATTAATTCAAAAATTGATGGAACTAAAACTAAACAAATTGGAGGTTCTAAAGATGGTGATGGTAAAATTAAAACTAAATCAGTTGAAATAAAAACATCACATATGGGCTCATCAAATCATTCATTTCAACATGAGTTAGGAGAATATCCATGGAATTCTGATTATATGATTTTTGTTGATATTAGTCCGAAAGATGTATATATAACAATTTTTAAAAATTTTACAGAGGAGCAATATAAAAAAAATAGTTTTAAATGTATTCCATATTTTCCAACAAAATCAATTATACGTAGAAAAGGTATTGGTAATTTTAAATTAGATACATCACAAAAAATAAATGAATTGTGTGTATCAAATGGATATTCTATAAAACTATTAGATAATAATATAAATGAAATAGGACAGTTTATTAATAAAAGTATTATTTAATTTTTATATTAAAGCATTTATAATTAATGATGTTCTTAAATTATAAGCTGAATTAGTAGATAAAAAAGCAATATCACACCATTTAATACTTTTACATTTTTTTATCATATTTTCTTTATCTTTTAGAAATACAATACCATATCCTTTTTTATTTGGTAAATCATTAAATGATAAATATAATTTCATTGTTTCCTTTCCAAAACATGTTGATGGTATATATATATCACATTTATTTAACATTTTTTTATTTCTTGTAGTAGAAACTGTACCACCGTCTGATAAAGAATATACTCTTATTTTGTCATTTTTATTTGAATTTATAATAAAATTATTATTAGAATTATATTTAGACCATATTTGAAAAACACAATTTATATCAACTTCTATTTTATCTGGAGTATGAAAAAAGCCAGATAATTTTTCACTATAAATTAGGTTATAGCCTTTTACTCTTTTTCTAGGGGAACCTTTACCATCGCTTTCAAATAATTGTGGTAGAATAAATGCCACATAATCGGCAAACTCATATGAATGATTTATAAAATTTAATGCGGTATGTCCTCTTAATCCAAATGGCGGGTTACCAATTATACAATATTTTTTAGTTGTATCCATAGGTTTCCATAATAAAAAATCTTGTTTTATAATATTAGCATGTCTTGGTTCAATATCTAAACTAATTGAATTAGATGGGATACATTTTATAAAACTACCATCGCCGGCAGATGGTTCAATAAATATATATTCATTTATTGAAATTTTAGTAATCTCAATAAATTTATCCCAACAATTTTTAGCAATATCAATTGGTGTAAAAAATTGATCTTTTTGATTTGATTTATAAATACTATAATCTATATCTTTTGTTAGTAATCTTAACAAATCAAATGTATAATGATATGGTATATTATCTAGTTCAATCCATCTATGTATTGTTCCTATTGCTAAATTTAATTTTATAGCAATGTCTTTTAATTTATATGTTTGTTGTAGTTCAATTAATAAATTTTTATTATTATATTCTATTTTAGGATCAGTCGTTTCTATTATTTGAGTTTCTATTATTTGAGTTTCTATTATTTGATTTTCTTGATTTTCTTGTTTTTCTATTAATTGATTATTAATAATATCAATTAATTCTAATTTATTTTTTGAAGAATAATTAATAATAGCTAGTTCTTTGCATTTATTTATTAATTCTTTTTTTGTTATTTTGATTAAATTATTTTTATTATCTATTGTATTTAGCATATTAGTTATTATAATATTAATAATTGTTTTTAATTCAATTTTTTATCTAATATTATATAATATGAATCATTTATTATATAATATATCTGTGTTAATGTTATTTTCTGGTTTAATTATTTTAACCTATTATTTATCCAAGGCATATAATCAAAAAACAGTATGTCCTAGAGCAATACGTGATGATAAAGAATCAACAATTGATGAAACTTATAATATGAGACCTACCCAAATATTTAATAAAATGTTTTCAGATCCTGATATTTGGCAGGGTTATGAATCAATTAGTGTTAAACATAATAATTAAAATATTTATTTAAAGATTATATTTTATAATAATTATATATAATATGTCAAAAGTAGATTATTTAACCGAAGATACCCTTAATCCATCCGATCAATCTTTCATTTGTGTTTCATTTTTTAGTAAAAATTATATTAAACAAGCAATTGATAATAATAATGATTATAGAACTGAAGAACAAAAAGAAACATATTCAACTGAAGATAATGTTTTTGCATTAAAATTTAGAGGTGCATTTTCAACATATGAAGGTGCGTGTGCTCATGCTGAACGTTTAAGAAGTGTTGATCCCCATCATAATGTTTATGTTATGGATAATGGTAAATGGTGTGCTTTTATGATTGATGATAATGATAAATATGTTAAACAAACAGAACACGCTAACGAACAGTTAAATGATATGATGAAAAAATATTTGGAAAATCAAGAAAAAGCTAAAGTATATCATGAATATAGAAAAAATCAATTAGTTACTAAAGGTTTAGAAGAAAATCTTGAAAATAGAAGAAAGAATTTTGATGAAGTAGAAGAAGAATTAAAAAATACAACTGATAAAGCTGAAAGAAGAAAAATAAAAGACAAACGGGAATCACTAGAAGAACAAATTAAAAAGTTAGAGGAACGTAAAAATGATATTGAAGAACAAACTAAAAATTTGGAAACTAAATTAAAAGTATAAAAAGGTAGAAACAATATTTTTATAAAAAGGCAGAAACAATATTTTTATAAAAAGGTAGAAACAATATATCAATAATATTATAAATTATAATATTATTTTTATAAATTAATAATTATTTAATTTTATCAATAATTATTTTAACAGAATTTTTTTTATTCATAGCTATATTAGGATCAAATAATACTAATTTTTTATTCCAATCTTCATCATAAGATTCTTTATGAAAATTTAAAAATTTTTTTGATCCTATTTTAAATGATGGGGTTGGTTTGGCTCGATACCAAAATACCTTATCAGATATATTTTTACTATGAATTCTATTATTAATTACCATACATCCAAAATTTTCTGTTAATTCACTAAATACTTGTTGGAATATATCAAATGTTGGAAACATACCTGCATAATGGTCGTATAATCTTTTTCTATTAGATGTCATATCCTCGGCTAGTAAAAATATATAATCAAAATTAGATCTTAATTCTGGTGGAATACCTAATGAAAATTGCATTGTTAAAATAAATGATAAATGATGATGACGTCCATTAAAAAATAATTCTAATATATTTGGATCTTTTAACCATGTACCTTTTGAACTCATACAATCATCCATTATTAACATAATACGATCATCTTTTTCAGTTTTTCCTTCATCCTTTCTTTTTTTATTATCAGTATTCATTATACTTTGTCTTTCATAGACCCTTGATAATACATTAGAATCATATTCATAATATATAAATGAATCAGGAATGAAATCACCATAAAATCTATTTAATTTTTCAGTACGGCTTATTGCTATGGCTGATGGTATAGAACGTTTATGATACATAATTTCACGAGTTAAATAAGATTTACCACTAGCTCTTTTTGCAACCATACAAATAGTGCAATGTTCTGCCATATCTGGAATACTGAATTTTTTAATTTCTAAATGGGATGCTCCGAACCTTATATTTTTTGTTGTCATTTAATATTAGTGAGATAAATATTAATATCGTTTATTAATTTATTTAATATAATTAAAAATCTGGTGGACCAGTATAAATAGCATTTAATACATTATTATTATTGGGTATAATTTCAATAGTTTCAACTGATTTAAACATAGTCATGCAATTGTTATAATTAAAATCTTTATAATTAAAATCTTTATAATTAAAATCTTTAATTATTATAACAATTAATGCAGATACAATAGGTATTTTAACTTTATCATAAAGGGTAGTCCTAGTTATACCTTGTTTTAAATCATCATTATTTTGTAACCATAATACAAGAATAAAAACACTAAGAAAAATTATAATATTTATAATAGTCATTAAATTAAATAAGAAATAATTATTTTCTATTTAATTTATATATTAAATGAAAAATAGTTTAAATATAGAAGACCCAGACATTAAAAAAAAAATAGTAAAGTATTTATTATTTGGATTTATAGTTGGATTATCTGTTAGATATGTACCTAAAAATACAATTAATAATAAAGAAATAATTATGATTGGTGCAATTGCATCAATATCATTTGGTATTATTGATATTATATCGCCATCAGTTGTGGTAAAATAAAATCAGTTATTTATTATTTAAATAATTATTAAGAAATGTTTTTTGTGAGTCATCATTTTTTGGTATATTTTGTTCTTTTTGATCACCATTAGAAAAAACTTCTTCAAAATGACCTGTGTTTTTATTACAAATTGATGTTTCAGTTTCATTTAAATCATTTTCTATTATTTTTTTAATTCTCATATCGGTTGATGTTTTATTATCGGTTTGATTATCGGTTTGATTATCAGTTAATTTAATAGTTTTACCATTTATAATACCTAATATTTTTGCTCCTACAGTATCTTGTGTTATTGTATAATTATTATTTTCTATTATTTTATTAGAATTATTATTTTTTATTATTTTATTAGAATTATTATCAGTTACTATATTTGCTTTATTTTCTATTTTTTTAGAATATTCATTTGGTGTATATAAATCTTTTTGTACTAATCTAGTAATATTTTTTTCTTCAAAATCAGAAATACTTTTATCAAAATTATTATCATTATGATTAACAATAACTTCTTCTTCTCCTAAATATATTTGTAAAATATGTTTAACTGGTAGAAATTTTCTAATACCTTCTTTAATACAGTCTTTTATTAATAATATAGAATCACGATGATTTCTTTTTAATTCAATGGGGGGATAATTATGATAAAATAAATATGGATTATTCCATAATTCACGAGCACATTCTATATAGATAATATGAATAAAATCTTCTATTTTTATATTTTGATACAATGATGGATCTACTTTTACCTGGGCTGATACAGATGGGTTATATGTTAATACTATTATATTTGCTTTTAATGTGGCTTTTATTAAATCTTCTAACCATGAATAACTTTTTGAATTATTCATAATACGTTGAGTTTCATTTTTAATTGTTTCATTGTTCCATTTTGGTATCTTTTGCATTCCCATTTGAAAATATTTTAAAATATGTTCGTTAGGTGATGATTTACTAACTTCAGTATATACTGATTGCAATCCTTCATATACTAAAGGTGTTAAAACATTAATTAGTTGGGTTGTATATTCTTGTTTTGTTTCGACAAGAAAGGTTAGCATTATTAAATACTTAGATATTAAATATTAATAAATATAATATAATACGTTAATAAATATAATATTAATCTAATCCATTTTTGTATTTTGTTGTCCATGATTAGCTAAATAATCATTATCACTTTTGGTATAACAAACACAACCTCCCCCAGTTTGACCGTTATTACAAGAAAAATTAGAACCAATATAATTACTTAAATCCATTTTATTATTTGGATCAGTGGTATTAAATGGAATAGGCCATTGAGTAAATTTACAACATTGTTGAGAACAAATATTTTGGTCTATTTTAGGAAGTTGTAAATTATCAAAAGTTTCTTTTAATTTATTTGTTTCATTTATATTTATATTTTCTAAACATGGTAATATAAAAACAACAAATATAATACCAATACAAATTAAAATAAATAAAAAATTATTATTATTATTATTATTTATAGCCATTATATATTAAGCATTAGATATTTTTCCTATTTATTATTAATGAATAATTTAAAAAAAAAAGATAAATCAAATATTTTAAATAAAATTACTATATATAATAATAATAAAAATATAGAAATTAATAAAAAAATAGATATTAAAAAAAATTATAATATTAATTTTGATGAAAAAAGAAAAAATATTATAATAATTAGTGATGATAAAAATAAAAAATTAGTAGGTAATTATATTTTTTTTGGTATTTATCAACCGGATACAAAATTATGGATTTGGTCCAGTTCAATACCTGGTGTAAATAAAAATCAAATTAAATTTATTAATGATTTGAGAAATAAAAAATTTATATTTGAAAATGATGATAATATAGATACTATTTTTATATATCAGTTATTATCTAATGATGTTATATATATTGATAATAAAAATATGTTTAATCTTATAAATAAAACATTAAATTTTTTAGTTGATGGAATATTTGTTTTTAATCCAATAAATAATACTAATAATATACAATTTATTGGATTAACAAATATTATTGAAGAATATGTATAATTTATAAATTTAAACTACTTTAATTAATTTTATAATTTTTTTTTTATCTTTTGAATTTAGTAATTTAAATTCAGTAGTTTTATCAATTTTTAAACATAATTCTATTTCTTTGACTGTAATATCTTTAGTATAATTATTTAATATTTCTATTAGTTTAACTTCATTATTAGTTAAAATATAATGATTACATATTTTATTTAAAATTAATATATCATAAATAGATTTATTTGGAAATATTTTTAATAAATTTGTAATATTTTTTCTATTGATATTTTTTAAGGATGTTTTATTTAAATCAGATGAAAATTTTATTTGACTATTATCTATTTTATAATTTTTATTACTTTTATTTATCCAATATGATGTATTTAAACATGTATAAAAACCATGTATATTTTGTAAATACCAATTTTGATCGGTATAAATACTTGTTTCAATATTGTCACCACGTGATATTGAATCTGATATTTTAACTAGATTATATAATGTATCAGACCAATTGTCTTTATTTTTATGTAAAATCTTTTTAATATAATTTTCGTGGATCATTAATGGTAATAATACTTTTTCAAATTCATATAATTTTATTATAGTTTCATAATCTAGATAATTATTTAATATTTTATTTGTTGCATCAAATAAACCTGTATCTATATTTTTTGGTCTTGATTTTTCTATGAATAATGCTATATTATTTTCATCAATAAATTTATAATGAAATGATAATTCTTGTAATAAATTTATTAAACGTCTAATATCAAATTGTGAAAATAATATTAATTCATTTAGTACTGTTTTATTTTTTATTTTAATATTTTCATTATCGCAAATTTTATAAATTAATTCATATATTTCAGTTAATGCTGGATACTCAAATACTATTTCCTCACAATTTTTTTTTAGATCATTTAATAATTTTGAATGTTGATTATTTGATATAAAAATTAAAGGAAATGCTTTTAATTTATTATTTTCTTTATAAATATCCATAATATATTTTTTTTCACTTGTTAAAGTTATATTTTCAGTTTCTTCAAATATTAAAACTAGTTCTTTCTTTCTTTCTTCATAAAAATTAATTTTAGAATATATAGAATTATTATGATTATAATAATCATTAAAGTCGTCAAAAATACGGTGATCTTTAATTTCATTTGGATAAATAATACGGGTTAAATAATTTAATTCATTTAATAATAATTTTATAGTAAGACTCTTACCTATTCCATGTACTCCTGATATAATAATAGATCTTGATTTTAAATTATTTATATTTAGTAACCAATTTTTAATTTTTGTTATAGGTTCTTTATGTCCAATTATATCTGTTAATACGGTGGCTTTATATTTATTAACCCATGAACTTTCCATTATTCAATTATAATTATAAACTTTTAAATATTATTATTTTATAAAAAGTTTAGTTTTTGTTTAATCATATATTTTTTATATTTAGTTTAAAATTTTTATAAATAATATAAAAAAATATAAAAAAAATTTCTAGTTTAAAATATATAATTAGTTATGGATAATAGTAATAAATATAACCAACGAAAAGAAAATTCAGGTAAAGACAATGTATCAGTTGATGTTGAAATTCAAAAATTATTTAAAAGAAGTAATGGAAAAATCAATCAACAAGACTTTGTAAACTTACGTAATAAATATGGTAATGAAGAATTAATTGAAAAAATTCAACGTGGTTTTGTTGAAAAATATACTATGATTACAAAAAAAGCCAAGAAATTTGCTCAGCTTATCCGTGATAAATATGCCAATAGTAGTTATCCATTCCACGTTCTTTTAGAGAAAGCTAAAAAATATAAAGATAAATATAGACTTTCAGATGAAGAATTTAGTGAATTTCAAAGAATTTATGAAAATGAATTAGTTGGACTTAAAAGTCCTGATATTCTTCAACCTAATACTAATCTTCAGAAACTATTAGGTAGTGTAAATGTTGATTATCAAGGTTTTACTAATGCATTATCTGATAGTGACTATAAAGTTCTTCAAGACGTTCTTAAATTAAATGCCACTAGTAAAGGTCTTCATAGTCAGGTTTTCTTACAATCTATGCAATATCAAGATTGTGGACTTGAAGCTTTGACTGGTAAATATAATAGAGATATTCATAGCATTGCTAATAACGTTCATCCAGTTATTGCTGCCCTTTTCTTACCAAGAATTGATGTTTTAGAACAACATTTTATCCATTCCAATATTTCAAATATTGTTAAAACTAGATACAATAAAGAACAATTTACCTCAATGGCTGATGTTCTCTTATATGATGCATTAATTAAAGATCCTAATGATGTTGTCTGTGATACTAGATCAGTTATGGTTGATTTATATAATAGAGCCCAATTACAAAATCAATTATGGAATAATGTATTATCCCTTCGTAATGGTCAATATTATAATGCATCATTTGCTGAATTTATCACTGCCGTTGATACTTGCAAAATGAATAAATATGATAGCCCAGACCTTGTCTATGGAAGATTTGATGGTACTATTCTTAAAAGATTACTTTCTGCATTTTCATTTAGACCTACAGTTATCACTGTTACCCCTAGTTTTCAAATGTTTAATGCTAATCCTTATCAACAAAATATTAAACCTATGGTTACCAATGTGCATATGATTAACCTTAAATTACCATATAGTAATGATAACGAACCTGTTGATCTTAATGATGCATTACAACAAACTCAACTTATTGTTGAAAATGGAATGGTTGTTCCTAAAAATACTTCATTAATCTATTCCCGTGGTGTTTTATTCTTTTATGTTGATAGACGTACTAATATTATTACCAATAATCAATTATCATCTTTTGCTTTTACTAAACTACCAAGTGCTGTAGCCGGTTTTGAAAGACTTAATGACAGAAGAATTAATTTTGAATATAGTTTTAGAATTAGACAGGATGAATATAAATTACGTTCAGTTGTATTAAGTGAAACTAACCAATTTGCACAAGAGAAAAATATTGTTATTGGTTCAAAGACTGCCGTTATAGTACCTGCTGATTATGATGCTGGTAGATACACTGATGAATACATATTATATGATCCTTATTGTGCTGGTAGTATTACAGTTGTTAATAGTGTTGTACAAACCTTTCAACCTATCCAACCCATCCCAAATCTTGGTGCAAATGATGTGTTAGGATTTAATCAACTTGCTAGTACAACAGGAATTATTTTTATGTATGAATTAGTAAAAGACACCACATCTGGTACAATTATCTATTAAATTATCTATTAAATTATAATAAACTAAAAGAATTATTAATATATATATATATTAATAATTTTCTTAATAATTAATAAAATATACTTAAAATTAATGAAATATATCAAAATTTGCAGTCGGTAATGTTCTATTAGCCGTACTTGATTGTGGTAATGGTGGTAAATCTCCTCTTTTTTCAATATCTCTTAAATATCCCAATTGTTGTTCAAAATTTGTAATAATATTTGGTAATATTTCACCAACAGTATTACAATTTAATTCATATATTTGACCTTTTATATTATATGGTAAATTTTTAGCATTTTCTATAAATACATAACGCATTACAATTATTAATTTGTCTTTACTTTGAAAATTAATTTTATATTTATTATTAGTTTTTTTCCAGACTGATAATACAATTTGTTTATTAATTAAATTTATATTTTCATCTGAAAAAAATATTTCTTCTAATTTAGATTCTTCATTTTGATTAACTTTTATAATATTTTTAACTAATTGCGAACGTATAGCTTTTGTATTTGGATTATAATCCTGAAAAAAACCAACAGGAGTTGTATTTAAATTCATATAATATAATATAGATAAATAATAATTATAATATAGATAAATAATAATTATACTATAGATAAATAATAATTATACTATAGATAAATTATTATTTAAAAATTAAATAATTTATTGAGTTAATGCAATGGGTAGAAAAATATAGACCTAATAAATTAGATGATATAACAACACAATATAATATTATACAATCTTTACGTAATGGTATTAAAACTAAAAATATACCCCATTTAATTTTCTATGGTGGGTCTGGTTGTGGTAAAACATCAACCATACATGCCCTTGCAAAAGAACTTTTTGGTGATAAATATATTTCTAATAGAATAATAGAATTAAATGCATCTGATGAAAGAGGAATTAATGTTGTTAGAGAAAAAATTAAATTATATGCTAAACAAGCAGTTAAATTAGATGATAATATTCCACCGTGGAAAATAATTATTTTAGATGAAGCAGATACAATGACACCAGATTCACAATTTGCATTAAGACGTATTATAGAAGAATATTCAAAGGTTACGCGTTTTTGTTTTATTTGTAATTATCACAATAAAATTATTGATCCTATTATTTCAAGATGTTCTTTATTTTGTTTCAAACCAATTTTAGAAAGTGATATCTTTAATAAAATAAAAATGATTAGTATAAAAGAAAATTTTCATTGTTCTGATATATTATTAAATAAAATAGTTAAACTTTCAAGAGGTGATTTAAGAAAAGCAATTAATTTTTTACAAAAATGTTATAATTGTTATAGTGAAGAATATAATGATAATATTTTAGAAGAAATATCAGGAATATTACCTAATAAACTATTTACTGAATTAACTACATATATTTTTAATAAGGATTTAAAAAATATTGATAATTATATAAAAAATATATGTATGCAAGGTTATTCATTAGTAAATCAAATATTACTTTTCCACGATTATATTATTAGTGGTAATCTATCAAACGACCAAAAATCAAATATTATTTTAAAAATTGCTGATGTAGATCAAAATTTAATTAAAGGTTGTGATGAATATATACAATTTATTAGATTAGTTTATTATATTGTTAGTATAATATAAATACTTTAATTTAAAGGTATTAATTCTTTTTACTTAATATTATGGCGAATTATTTACCTTGGATTGAAAAATACCGACCCCAAGATTTTAACAGTATAATAAGTAATGAACAAAATTTAATAATTTTAAAAAATATGTTAAAAGATTATTCATTACCCCATTTATTATTTCACGGTACATCAGGAACAGGTAAAACATCAACAATAATGGCTTTAGCTAAAGAATTATATGGTAATAATATAAATTTAATGACTATGAAATTAGATGCTTCAGATGATAGAGGTATTAATTCAGTCCGTGAAGAAATAAAAGGATTTGCTGAAAAAAAAAATATGTTTCAAAAAGGCGTTAAATTAATTATACTAGATGAAGCTGATTCAATGACATTTGATGCTCAGTTTGCATTAAGAAGAATAATAGAAAAATATTCAGAAACTACTAGATTTTGTTTAATATGTAATTATGAAAATAAAATAATTCCTGCAATTAGATCACGATGTGCTAATTTTAGATTTAATCCTATAAATAAAAATGAAATAATTGAAACATTATTAAAAATAAGTACAAATGAAAATTTAAGTATTTATGATAATTCATTAGAAATTATAGCCCATTTATCAAATGGTGATTTGCGAAAAGCCATAAACTTATTACAATCAATATCAATGAAATCACATGAAATTATACCAATAAATTGTTATGAAATTGCTGGGGTACCTACATATGATGATATTAATAATATATATCATTATTTAAATATGAAAGATATAAATTTTATTGAAATATATAATAATATTAATTTAATAATTAAAAATAATGGTTATTCATTAGATATTGTATTAAAAGAATTAACATTGAAAATATTAAAAAATTCTACCATAAATAATAAAGCTCAATTATTAAGCGATTTATCTGATTTAGAAAATAAAATAACAAAAAGTATATTTACTGATATTTATACTAGTGCTTTAATTGCTATTTTTATTAAAGCTAATAATTAATTAAAAATTGAATATAATTTTAATTAAAGTTAATTATTAATAATTGTATGTATCTAATATCTACTTTAATACTTTTTATGATTTTAATAATTCATTATAATATGATAATATATAATAATAAATTAATACAACACGATTATTATAAAATTATATTATGTCAATATTTTGAAAATAATATATATAATAATAAATATAATAATATGACATTACAACAGAAAAATAATACATATGATTTTTTAAGAGATTATTATTATTATGAAACACTGTTCAGTAGCCCATTTATAAGATTTACTAATATCGAACAAGAAGTATATATTATTTCTAGAAGGCTAGTATTTGATGAAACCGATTTATTTGATATATATTATTCAATATGTATCAAAAAAATTGAAAACAATTAATTTAAACAATAAAACATAATATTAATGACTGCCATTAATAAATTATCGTATGAATTACAAGACCTAGTTATGTTACCTAAATTTGAAAATAATATAAGTATTATATCATGTATAGAAGAAACCAACTATGATTATGAAATTAATATTAAAATAAATAATATTAATTTCATTATTAAATCCAATTTTTTAAATTACTGTTTTATTGATTCGTCAATAATTAATATAAATGAATTAAACCAATTAATTTTATATAGTAATTATTATAAATCATTAAATAATTTAATAGAAGCTATCTATAAATTTCATAATAATACTAAAATTAATACTATTAAAT